GCCGTTACATGGGTCCTCCCATAAAGTGGTATGCGCCAACCGCATACTGTTTTCCCCCAACCCTTATGGGTTGAAGATATTAATACCCTTAGGTAAACTCCGTTTCTAAACGAGATCAGTTCTCTGACCCCCAGTGTTTCACTGGCAGCAATGTACAAATTTTAATATATGAGCCTTTTTCCAGGGCGTAGCCTCACACAAGCCCCATGTAACATCCCTCCCGACGCGGACAGCAGCGACTGTCCCCCAGTTGTTTGGGCCCCTAACCCGTGCTAGCAACACCAGGTGGTAAATCACGCGTTACCACCGCCACTGCATGATCATGCCACACGATTATACCCCTAAAGTCCTGTCCTAAACTTTGGAGCACCCGTGACTGGCGCGCAGTGTTATGTTTGCACTTTTCGATGTGCAGCACGACCTTTTCTCTCTCGCAGACTGACACCAACTCAGTAATGGTGACATCTCGGCGCCGTAAGTGTAGATATTTGTCCGCCAGTGTAGGTCCACCGACGGCCAGTATTGCGCGCCAAGCGCAATGCTGCTGTGCACTTACCACAACCCTCGTTGCCCTACAGGACATACTCCAGGTGATGGCCGCTGGCAACTCCTTAAGTTTATGATTGAAAGTAAACTCATACTCACAAACTAGTTGGAATCCTGATCCCAGCGGAACGTCGAACGCTCTGTCAAGCATCTCGCCATACGTGTGGTGTCCAACCGCGCGTATCTCACGTAAGATGCCGAAATGGGCGGCGAGCTTCTCTTTAAAACCCGGCTGGGTGGGTTGCGCTGTGAACAACTTCCACATACGCCTGCCCATTTTCCGGATCACAAAGACCGAGTATAACTTCGAACAGAACGAGCCGAGTTCGGCTGTTCTCCATTTCCACGACACATTCGGGAAAAGCAGTTTAACGTTCGGAGTTAACTCTCTACTAAGGTACCCATCATCACCTTTCTGAATTACGATGTCATCTTCTCGTAAATCGTAATCAACGACTAGGGTGGTAAGCGCCATAAGAATATTCGCAATTAGAGTCCATGGCGCACCGGACCCTAAAGAGTAATGGTTTAGCAGCTTGAGTGCATGATCTAAGCACTCAACGCTCTCGCGGCTTCGAGTCTCTTCAAACAAGTTGATGTAGATTTGATCCACACCGGCTAACTCCGCAATGTAACTAAAAGCTTGTACATGCCATTTGTTATGCGAAGTATCTTGTTTGTCGAGATCGAATTCGACTCCGTTCTGTTTTCCGCAAGCGGCATACAAACGGCTCATCACCAGACGTAGCTCATCCTCGGTGTAGCCTACGTCTGCTATCAACCCGGGGCGCAAGTTTATTTTCACAAACTCGGTGATCTGCTTCACCATCGCAGCGAAGAGGAGTTGTGCCATCGGACCTTTGTAGATGACACCTTGCACTTTCAGCAAGTCGCTTGTCTTCTTCGGCATTTCGCCTTTAGCGAATGCTTTGGAATTAAAGTCGGCATACAGTGCCCGCTCTGGGTCATCTGTAGCTTCCAAAATCGCTAGCCATTGAGCTGAATTCTTTTCAAAATTTATTTGCGGCGTGCGCGTTAGTTTTCGTTTGAAAAGAGTTCGAACACGAGTTTTAACATAAGTCATTAAGGATTTGGTCATAGGGTCCTTATGTTTATTCTCGACCGCCATTCGATTGACGGCGTTGATATGGCTGGCTACCCACGATTCGGGCTTGGCCATATCAACTGCAGCTGACATCTTCTGAGATAAGATGTGCTGCGCAATGCGTTTTATGGCACCGCCATTCCCTAGGTCCAAGGAATCGACGGCGCAAGGCATACCGTCCGACAACGCTAAAGTCGGAGTACCAAGTATCGGTGCGACATTGCACAGGGAGCTATGCTGTAGAATATAACGCATCAAAGCGTTCTCTACGTCTGCATACTCATTAGCAACGGTTAGTGGCTGCGAGAAACGTTTTGCGTGTTTTGCAACTGCCTCGTTGCATTGAACACGCGCCGCTTCACGGCCTTTCTCCTCGGCAACCATCGAATGAGCAATGAATAACACATGCTCTGGCCGGGGATATAACGCACGAACTTGTTCGTAGTTGTGCACGAAGAGTAAACGGGGAAAATCATAGAGCGCTAAGACTGCGTCCTGGATTGCCTGTTTCAGGCGCGCCCATTCTTCACGGTCGCGCATCTCTCTCATGCTGTCGGTAAATAAATCGTCAATATCTAAACCGTGATATCGACGTGCCAAAGTGGTCTTCCCTCCATTAGGTGGCAAAACTACGAGAAGGCCTGGATTAACAGAAGTTAATGAGGCCCCTTTAGAAGTTTGCGCAACTAGCGGGTATAAAGCAACGTCATCCATGGTGAATAACGCTTTAGGGAGGGTGTCCTCGTGCTTGTAGACAGTAGGCCTATCTACAGCAAAAAGAGTGTCGTCAAGATCTAGAGACAACAAAGACGCCGTGTTAAACATAGCAGCTATTTGCGAATTACCATTCACAAATACCAGACCAGAGAGTGCGCGTAAAACTGATGTCGATTCAACAGCAAACACGGTCTTAACTCTCGACCTGGAGACGCATACACGGAAATGCGCCGGCGCAGTGCGTAAGAAATTGGCTTCACGCGTGTCGAGCACTACGACAGCGGAATTAGCCCTTGACCCCTGTGCTTCATGAGCAGTAGCTAATTTATCACTAGGTACCCCTGCCAAGGAGTACTTGCCTTTGCCCATCTGTGTTCCGACCATGAATAAATCGTAGTCGTGCTGTGGGGCAGTTTTGGCGTCAGTGTAAAACAAACTGTGCTCAATAGGGGAGAGCGCGAATATAGGTCCTTCGTAGCCGCATGTGTTCATATTGTTCCACATTAAGAAATGCACTACATCCTGGGGACAGAATGAGTATGGCAACAATATGTCGGCGTGTCGCGTGAAGTACTCTGGCGCGAAGGGTGTTAAACCCGCCATAGTACCGAAAAGAGCCCCGATTTGAGAGGGATCTCCCAGCAAAATCAGCTTATCACAAGCAGCATAAAAGCATGCAACGTGAACAGCTGGATAGGTATAAACCTCGTCGACGACAATATAGCGTTTCCCTCGCAATGTCAGCCCGACGTGCTGTGTTACAATCTCCGGTTTAGATGGCATATCTTTAATTGCCTCTATCCACTCGTCACGGAGTTTACGAGTGGGTACCACTACTACGTCTAAATTGGTGAGGAATGGCCTCACCAACGCAGATTTTCCGGCCATAGGTAGGCCGGACACTAATATATCATACTTTAAAGCTAAAGCATGAGAAGACTTGTCCCGATTAAGTCGATCATATACGGTGGGGACAGCGTCTACAGCAGCAGGTATTCCGGAACTCTTGAGATTTCTCTCAAACAAGGCATACTCCAGCGCATAGTTATAATCTTTCGATTTTCCAGCTGCTGGCGCAAACCAAAGTGCCTTAAAAATCTCCTCGTTAAGTACAGGAGGGTAGGCGAGATACGGACCCTGTTTAGGATCGTAGGGTGGGAAGACTGGATTAGGGTCGAAAAAAACAGCGCAGCGCTGCCTGACAGCATCTTCCAATGCTTTCATTTCTTCCCACGGGCCAGTCAACGGGCAAATATTGACGCGAAGATGAGCGTCAACAGTGAGGGGTTCCTCTTCAGCACTTGCTAAGCCTGAGATCTTAGCAGGGACAACTTCGGCAACTACTTGCGCTATCTGCGGGGTGGTTAACCCCACAGCCGATAATATTTCCATAGAGGAATCAAAATCGCGCACTATATCTTCCGCTCTGACGCGGCGATATAGACCTGAGATCCAGTCTTGTTGTGGCGCAACTAGTGAAACTAGTGCTTTAAACGCCGGGACTAAAGTATGCCCCTCGGTACAACGTAGGATAACGGAAAGCGTTGCAGCTAAACCGTCATAGACTTTATCTGAGGCAGAGATTGCCTTCAGCGCCCACTCTATCCATAAGACTTCTGTTTCAGGTTCTCCGAAACTAAAGAAGAGACTAATGAACAAGTAGTCCTGATGCCGCCATTTATCCACTGTAGATGGGACTTCTAAAACGTGCATGACGTAAAGCATCCCTAGGATAATGTGTTCAAAACCCGCTCGGAAGAGAGCGGCCACTTCGGCTGTAAATTGTGCGGCTGACCGCACACTCAGTTTTGCAACTTTCACCAAAAATTCTGCTGCGAGAGTCGGTGAGTAAATAGATTTGTCATAAAGTTGCTTATGACACTTTTGAAAGCCCATACCAGCAAAGAAAGCGTTCATACGCTGGATAATAGACTGGAATCCCAACCTAGGACCCAAGACTTTATCACAAGCCGCGTATGAAATATCGGCTATCGACCGATACTCGTTCTCAACGCAGAACCAGCTTTTGAATGCATCCATTAAAGTTTTGGATTCAAAAAGTTCTGAGTTAAGGCCAATTTTCCGACCAAGGGCTTTGCCTGCGTTATATCCCACTGATGTAGCGTAACCGGCAATAGATTGTTCGGAGAAAGATTCGTTCTTCCTCTCCTGGTATGTTACCTCTTGTTTGACGTATTTGATAACGTGTCTCACATACAAGAGTATGAACACTGCGAGACCGTACATAGAATCAGTCGTCAGGGGCAAGCGTGATGTTAGCGAGATCCCACTAAGAGTGATTGTTAATGAGTTTGTCATTAACACATTCAACACTCCGTGGAAGCTAATATCCTCCGTTGCCGCACACCTGGCGACGGCCTTATCGAAAGGCTCTTTTGGCACTTGAATATAAGTATTGCCGACAAGCAAGTTCGGCAATATATAATCAGCGAGCATATCTGGACGCCAAGCCAACACCGCATCCCCCGATGCTGCTGTTAGCTCTGTCAAATACTCAGATTCAAAATGAACCACGGTGGTTCTTTTGACACAGACCTGTCCAACTAGCGGTGTAAAAATCGATTTCATGCTAGCGGGGCTGTGGACGTAAGCGTCACCTGAAGGCATTTCACAAATGTACCGATCTTGTACCAGCGCATGTCGTGATCCATTATGCTTAAACTGTAGCGGGTAGCCCATAAGGGGCCCCATTGCTACGTTTATAGCTGAATACACGCGTACATGTGGCATACGCTGGAACAAAGACACGATCTCATTCGTGTGGGCGTTTCCCTCTACAAACATGGCTACAACAATATCCGTGCCATCTGTGGGGAGCTCTGAAAGGCGTCCGTAGGAAACACGCTGCTCTTGCCTCGCTTTTTGAACGAGTAGGCAGCCGCGTACGGCGCAGGGGCAAATTTTCATAGCGCGAGCCTGGTCAGCTACGTCGCTAGGGAAGTAATGGTACCTGGCATTAGGGAATGCGTGTACCTCGGCGTGTGAGGGAGAAAGCAAAACAGTTCGACTCCCATCGAACACGCAACTCTTCAATTTGCGCAAGAAATGTTTCCGCAGTGCGGCGGATACGTCATGACCAGAACCGTCAGATACTGGTATAGTGTAGAAGCCTGTTCGCTTCAACATTTCAACTGCAGACTCGTGAGAAATATTAGCTCTCACAGTGAGTCCGGCAGCAACAGCAGCGCTCGCATGAAGTCTAGCCTCTTCCGGCTTGACATTCAATCCTGCAACGATAACGCTGGATAATTTGTCACAGTCTAAAACAACCGAGTGGGCGGCTGCTACTGTTTGAGCTTCTTCAGGTTCAACCTGGTACACATCATTAGCGATGTCTTTAAGCGATTGAATTAACTCGCTAACGGACTGGGGGGCTTTTGGTGGGGGTTGGGAAGGGATCTTTGTGACGGAGCTTGGCGTCTCTTTCTCCGATGCTGGAGATAGGCCTCTGCGTGGCGCCGGTGACAAACCGATAGGCACGCGTTGAGGGATTGGAGAGATGCCAAAGCTTGGCAGGGCAACTTTTGCCGTGATAGGTGGCTTCAATAACATTTGTGTTGGGCAATGAAATTGTAAATTAAGTTTTTAATTAAACAGGACGAACAACGGGATTC